CTGTTGCCGCGTGCCGCGTTGAGAGTCCAGTCCGCCGCGCTCCGGCTCGGCCGCTCGCGGTTGCCGTCGATGTTGGATACGAAAGAATCGCCATTCACGGTCACGAGGTCCAGCCGCTGGTAGGTTTCGTCTGGCGTCCATTTGCCGCGCGGATTCAGTCCCTTCGGCTCAGCGAATTCCTTTCGCAGTTGGTCGATCTCGCCGGCACGCGGAAAGCGCGAGAGTTCGTCCGTGACGATGCTTTTGACTGCGCTCGGCAAAGCCGACGCCGCCTCTGCGATGCGTGCCTCGGCCTTTTCGAGCAGCGTAGCGTTGTGCTCGCGCTCGGCCATAAGCACCGAGTAACGCGCTGCTGTCGTGACTTCCAAAGCCTTGCCGAGTTCGTCGATCTTCGCGGTCAGCGCCACGCTGGATTCTGCGTGCGCATCTTTCGCGCGAGCGATGACGAGCTGTTCAAGCTCCGAGCGGATCGCCGGCTCGATCTCTTCGAGGTTGCGCTCGATCTCCGACGAAAGGTGGTCGCGGAGTTGCGGCAGAGAATCAACGAGCTTCTGCAGCTCGGCGCGCTGGATGATGGCCAACTCAACAAGGTTGTCGATTTCGGATTGCGTATGGATCATGAGATTATTTCCCAGCCTTCGGGTGCTTTTCTGGCAGAAGATCGTTGTCGGTCGTGTATTTCGGATTCTCCGGCCGTCCGTTTTTGAGGAGGTAGAGGAACGCGTTGACGCGGGCGAACGCCCACTGCGACGCGGACGTGACACGCGGCGAACTCGACGTGTTGAACGCACCGAGACCGCGTTGGAAAACGGCCTTGAGCGCGCCGGGTGTTGCCCGGCCGTTGCGAGTGTTCGAGTCCTTCGCGTTGAAGTCGTCGGCCTTCTTTTGCAGCGTGGCCTCCTGCTCGGCGGTAACTTTTGCGCCGCTCTTGCCGGAAGCGTCGCCCTTCGCGGTGCCCTCGCCCTTCGGGGTTTGGATCTTCCCGAGGCGTGTCCGACTTCGGAGCCTTGTCCGACGCGACGATTGCGCCGCGCTCGCCGACCTTTGCAAACATGCCCTCGTGCTGTCTCATGCAGACTGCCGTGCGCTGTTCAGCGTCAGGAAATTCTGCGGTGCTGACCGGATCAGCCATGCAGCGCGTCATGAAATCGTCGTGCGTTTCTTCAGCGGTCGGCGTCGGTAGCTCGTATTGCTTTTTGCTCAGCTCAATGATGGTCCGATTCTCGAGCACGCTTTGCTTTGTCTGCTCGATAGTGCTCATCTGCTTCGCCCGGTATTTCTGCACCGCGTCCAGCCAGTCCTCGGCACCGAGCGGCGTGTTGCGTGCGAACTGATGTTGCACTTCTGCGGCCGCAACCGAGAGGTCTTTTTTCTCCGCCTGCTTGTTTAGCCGCTCGACGATGGCCGTGCTCCACGAATAGCCCTCGTCGCCACCCCAGCCCATCCACGCTTGGTAGCCCTTCCCTTGATCGTCCCACGTCTCGCCCTGCTTGTCGATTTCGTGCCGGTCGAAAAATGCTTTCATGCGGCGAACGGTGTCTTCGGACATCGGCCGCTTGTTGATGAGGTCACGCGCCCGGGCGATGCCGACGCTCGTCATTCCGCGCTGTGACATCGGCTTCTTCTCGCGGATCTCAAGCGCGCGCCGTGCGTTGTCCGCCATCGCGTTCGTCGGAATGTAGGAGTCGGTCGCGAAGTTGATTGTGACGAGATTTGAGTCCTCGCTTGCAGCCAAGCGCGAGCGCGCGAACTGGATTCGCTTGTGCATCGCTGCGGCCGAAATCTTGGTCGGTTGCTTCGGAAGATTCGCGACCGAGCCAGAAACCTTTTTCGCAGACTCCTGCGCCATGCCTGCGGAAATCATGAGCGTCTCCGCCGCCTCGGCTGTAAGGTCGCCGGCGCGCAAATTTTCCAAGATCGAAAGGACGGCCGCAATCTGCGCACCGTTCAGCGGCACGAGTTCCGCCGACACGTCTGGGAATGACTCCACGCCCGAGATGACTGCGTCGTCCGAGATGCCGGTCGTCTCGGTTGCCGTGACGCTGGAAGCCTGCGCCTCGGCTGCGCTCGCGCCCACCGCGTCGCCCGCTGCGGCTGCGGCTGCTGGCGTGCTGGGCAACGAGGTCGTGGTGAGGCGAATCGCCGTCTCCGGCACGCCGTATTTCACCGCCAATTCCTTCACGAAGCCGGCCTCGATTGCGATCTGCTCCAGCCGCGAAAAGGCGTCCGTGCCTTCCTCGGCCGCGATCTCTTGCAAGCTCTTCGCGCCCTGCCGGTTCTCGTTCATGTTCGCCGCGCTTTCTCGGCCGACATCGATGCTGAGCTTGGCTGGAAAACGCCACTCGCCTTTGGTCGCTCGGCGCAGCGCCTGAACCATTGTCTCGCCCGCGAGCAGCGGAGGCGGTGCGATCTCGCCGCGCGCAATGGCGTCGAGAATCACGGCGTCTTTGATCGGGTCTAGCACCTTGTCGGTGAGCACGCCCTGCTTGTTGGTGAACACACGATCGGCTGCGGCGAACTCCGCGCGCACGCTCGGTCCCTTGTAGTCCTGCGTCCCGAATAGCACGCCCTCTGGCACGCCCACGCCGAGAGCGATCTCGTGCATAAGGTGCTGAACGAATCCGGTGAACGCCTGCGACGGCCGCGACGGCATGACCTCGACACGGTCGCTGTTCTGGAAATACCTAATCATGCCGACTTCGGTCAGCTCGTTCTTCTGCTGCTGTCCGCTTGGCAGCGCCAGCGTCGGGTTCGGCTGGAAAAGGTTGCGCGGGTTCGCGACGCCTCGGTCGTTGAAGATCAGCGCCGCCTGCTGCGACGAGAAGCGCACGCCGGCCTTTTCCGCCTGCAAGATCTCGTGCAGCATCCGCGCAGTCTGAATCGCGCTGTGCAGATCTGTAACGCCTCGGTATTGATCAACGCGGAACGGATCGAAGTAATGGCAAAACTGATTCGCCGGAATGTC